TTACGATTCGCCACCAAGAAGCTTGGTGGCGTTCGCACCGGAAGACGCAGTCAGCCACGCCGTCAAGGCGTCGATGATCTGCTTCTGCTCGACGATCGTGAACCCGACAACAGGCACGTCCGCCACGATGTAAGCACTCATCGTGTAGGCCGTGTTCTGAGCCGGGAACAGCGGATCGGCGGCAGTCTTCCGGAGGTCAACGCGTGCGGTCCGACGCGTCCGCTTACCATAAGCGGACGAGATGGACAGCTTCAGATTGCCGTCGTCCTTACTATAGACGGCGCCATTCTGATTCGTGGTGACGCGCGGAAGCGCGTTCGCCACAGCGTTGACAGTCAGGGACTGAGGATCGGTGAACAAGGCATGACTCCAGCAGGTGTTGTGAGTCGATCGGCGGTTCCACTGGATGTGGTCCGTCGTCGACTGGGATGGATGCAGGCATGAGTGAACCTAACAGCGAAGCTGTTAGGCCAACCACTCCTGCTGCCGTAAACCAGATCAAACAGCCAAAAGCTGCTCGATCTACGAGAGGTTCGGTGGATTCCGAATTGCTCTCGTCAAGTAGCCGCTTAAAGCGACTGCCGAGGTTCACAGCATCCTGTTGCCCCGGGACATTCCCAGGGCAGCAAGAATGGCCCATTGGCGACCCGTAAGGGAGCCAAGATCCAGGCCAAACCCGTAGGGAGTTGCCCGCAGTCTCTTCTTCACATCAGTGACGAAGGTTTGTTTCTGCGGACTCCGCCCACCCCCTCGAAGGAGGGTGGTTGGAGCTGAGTAGGTGTCACGGCATGTATAGTGGCACATGATGTAACCCCACCTCAACACAAGGCTATCGCTGGACAACGCCGAGAGATTGTGAATTACATCTCCCGTGTTGCTGAACCAGTCAACAGCCCAACTCCAGGGGGCCAACTCCCAGAGGAGTTCCGGATTAATCCGGACTCCGAACAGCCTGTTCAAGCGCTGTTCTGCGGCACGTGCGCGATCGACAGCACTATCACCGTCGACATAAGCGTACGTATACGCACCTGAGAACCAGAACCGATAAGTTTCCTCACGGGTTCTGTACATTGGTCCCACGCTCTGATAACAATTGGGTGCAAGCTGCCTGTGCGCCGGTACACCACCGGCGGCAGATTGCACGACAGTTGTTTCAACAGAGCGCTCTACCGGAAAGGTGTAGCGCCGTCTTATGAGACGGCCAGAGTCGCGCTTAAGCTGTTCGATCACCTTGTTAGATGTTCGAGCAGCTTCTCCGAACTTTCGGAAATCCGAGATGAT